TATAACAAATGTAAAATATTTAGTTGGTATCTTTTTTATTCCTGGCAGCTCTTTAAGAAATTGCACTATTAGCATTGTTACGACTACTGTCCCCATATAAGTACATAAATAATCTATTGTAAGAAAATCAGTAAATTCCATGTTCTCAACCTCCTAATTATATTTTTTTGCATGGTGTACTTGGAATCCATGCTTCCTTGCCATCTATATCAAGCTTGTACCATCCTGGAATTACATCTACCGCTGTTAATTTATCTCCTGCCTTAAATTTCTTAACTATTTTAGATGGTTTTTCAAATGCAGGAATATCACTTGCCAATTGTAATCTCTGCCTATATGGCTGCCCCTGTGGCTTCACAGTTTCGCCTGCAATGGCTTCTACCAATGCCCCTGCTATTTTATCTGGGTTGTACAAGTTGCAATCTTCTTTACTGTCTACAAATCCACACTCCACCAATACAGCAGGAGCATTAGTTTTCCTTAAAACGTAGAAATTAGCGGTTTTTGCTCCTCTATCCTTATAGCCTAATTTAACCATTGCGTTTTGAATTTTATTAGCATATTGTTCCGCTTTTCCACCCTTTGCAACACAATATGTTTCTACACCAGTACCGCCGCCACTGTTGAGGTGAATAGATAAAAATAAATCTAAATATTGCCTGTTAGCATTAGCTACACGTTTTGATAAGCTGTCATTTAAATCTTTTGCTCCTCCATCTATACTGCAAACTATTACTTTATGCCCTAAAGCTTCAGCTTTCTTTTTAAATTCGTTCCCAATTTCCCTTGTACATTCACTCTCTTTTAATATTCCAACTGCACCATAATCTGCACCTTGTAATGTGTGCCCAATATCTAAACCAATAATCATTCCTTTAATCATCCCTTTCTTATTAAATATCCAAGTATAAAAAGAGCCACGGTAACAAATATACCGAGGCCCCATTTAATAGTGCTAATTAAACTGTCAATTTTTTTGAATAATGTTGTTATGTCTGACTTAAATGATGAATTCTCAGACTTAATATCTGAAATTTCTTTGTCATGTCTTTTAAGCCATTCCTCATGATTATTAAATGTTGTATCTATCCGTTTATGTCGGTCTTCACACAACGCTTTATCATACTGATTTTCACTCATTCTGCACCTCCTGTTTTTTGTTATTGCTGGTACGTTTTTGTTCCCGCTTTAAATGGCTTTAGAGCCTTTATTTTTAAGGCTAATAAAAAAAAGACCAAGAAGGTCTTTTTTTAAAAGAGTTTATAAATTTATAACAATTTGCACATTTAGTGCAAATGTTATTTTAACATATACTAACATAAGTGACAAAAATATAAAAATGATAATTTTTACATTTTTTAAACTAAATTTATTTTTTTTAAGCATAATAAAACTCCTTTCTTTTATTTTTTATACACATATATATTTGCGTAATAAAAAAAATATAAAAAAAAGGAGGTAAAATATTAAATTTTTTTTAGTCATTTATCTACAAAATTCGACTTTATATTAAATATTAACTAAATATTTGCCCACCCTTGTCCTTAACATCAGCAGCACCTGTTGCCGTTATACTATCTTTAAATATAATTGAACCAGAGGATTGAAATACTGGGCTTGCTCCAAGAGTTCCTTTTATTCCTTTAGCATATAGAGTAGTTCCACATCTTGCACATATGGCAGCTTCATCTGTACTGGGAATTGTTATAGCAAGTGTTATGCCATCTATTTTTGCAGAACCTACTGAGTTCAAATTTATTATTGGACCATATTTAGAGGTCAATTTTGTACTACTACTACCCTCAATTGTAACATTACTAACATTTTCGCAACAAATTGCTGATACTTGACTATTTAGTTCACAACCTGAAACATATAAATATCCGCTATCGCCTAATTTTACAGCAAATTGAGCATTAATCGACTTTATCGTATATAAATATAAATTTGCAGCTTGATTAGAGCCAATTATTGCATATGTTGTACCTGTAAACGTAAAACGCAAAACTCTAACTATTTTCCCTGGCATATTATCAACTGATAAATAACCATTCATAAAAGTATTTGCATTGGTCATTTCTGTGGCTATTATAGCTATTATATCAGCAAAAACTTTGTGCATACTTTCCTTTGTAGGGGCATCATATGTTCCAGGGGCACACTGTATATCTAGTGTCGTGGCAATAATTTCACCTGTGCTCAATAGATCGATAGCTTTTTGTATAGTTTTAAGGGGATTAGTTTTTGAACCCTCATTACTATCGTTCCCATTAACGGCATCAACATAAAATGTTATTTCATCATACGCAGTAACATTTTTAATTAGTGGCACTGAAATTACTCCGCTTGAATCTACATTTATACCACTGCCAATTTTAACGTGACCAGCGACTGTTGGAGAAGCAAGAGATGAGGGATGAGTATCAAGTAATTCTATTTCATCTTCAATTTTATTCATATTTGACGCAATAATGGGTGTTCCAGGCTCAATTATGTTTCCCTCTGCTGGTGTCAGTGTAATTGTACCATCAGGATTATCAATTTTTGTAAATGTTCGAGGTTTCTCGACCTCTCTATTCTTCCATACTGTTTTTTCATATGCCATTTATATCACTTCCTCTCCGCATGTATAAGCTCCGCAGTATTGGAATAGACTTGAATTCCCTTTGTAATATTCATATAGTAATTTCAAGTTCTTTTCCAATCTATTAGCATCTACATAACTAAATTTTTGGTTATGCTCCCAATTTATTTTAGGTGCAATTAATTCGCTTAATACTCTGTTGCCACACAGTATATTTATATTTTTCTCTATTCTATTCAAACTTTCTGCAAATTCGATACTCTTCATGTTTCTATTTGCTTCAATCTCTAAATCAGGAGTTTTATTAAATAATTTTACTAATTCCACCACCACTTGGGTATTACTTTCCACTCTATTTAAATCTTCAAAGTTATAATAATCTTCACTACTCCAATCTGTTTTAGGTTCTTGCCATGTCATATCTATACACCACCTTTGGTTTCTGCCCTTCCGCTTAAATACCCAGCGTATTCAAATTCCTGTTTTATTATCCTACTCTGTTTTTTTGCATTAAAACTGTCTTCAACAAGTACTATATCTCCACACTCAAGAGCGGGGTTTTGTCTCCAATTAATATCATATATAGCCCTCAGATTATATTCTTCTATTATCCATTCTGCTACTTCTTGAGCATGTTTAATAGTATTTATGAGAGGGTTGTCAATTTTATAAGATACCCCATCTTTAACCCCTTTATTGTAGAAAGTTATTTCTTCCTTTGTTTCTCCATCATGTATCACCATAATTAAAGAATATAGTAGCTTGTCTAACTTAATTTGAGGTTCTTTATATACATTATCAAAGGTTATATTTTTCATGTCATACCCTTCATTTGTCATGGGATATATCATCCCTGTAAACATGTCAGGGCCAGCAAAATAAATGTAACTTGTACTTTCATCAAGGGTTTTAACTTGCTCTATTCTAACTACTCCACACCTATCTTGGTATATTGCAGCCATACCAGCTATGCCTAAATATTGAAGTGCTTTTCTGCAATTTAATTTTTCTTTAAATCCACTAGTAGATATATTTTTTAGTTTTTCATCTATATGATAGTCTTTAACACTTGCTTTAATCATTATATCCTCTGCTAAATTGTATAAATTAGTGTCTTTAATGCTTATATATTCCTTTCCTTCTAATAATTCAAATATATCCCTTGCTATAAATGTAGTAGTCAATGCACCTTCGTCTGATTGCCAATCAGTTAAATAAAATTTTCCCATAGGAACAAATTCAAATTCATTTTTATCTACTTCTAAACCTATTTGGGCTTTTACTTCCTGTGCCTCTTTTAAAAATCTATAAAACCCATCTGGATTAAGGATATTAAATTCTTTATTAGAGTTATCTATAGTAAATCTAATTTCATTTGAAGGAATTTTATCAGATATTATATTCATCTCTTCGATAATGTTAAGTTTTATAAGTTTTTCGTCATTATATTCTTGAAACACCCCAAAGTCTATTTCTACTATTCTAGCTCTCCTGAAAGGTTTAGCCCATTTTTTTATAATGATTTTTATCTTTCCGTAGCTATCTAATCCATGAACCATAACATAGGTAAGTTTATCATTATTTACCACATGTTCAGTATAGATAAGAGTATTGTCTAACTTATAGACTTCAACATCAAAATCCTTGGCGTATTCGTTAGTCATAGTATCAAAAGTAATGGTAATACCCATAGAATTGTGCTCCTCTGTGAAATTAAGTTCCAGTACTTGTTCTGGTGTGAATATTCCATTTTCATCACATATATCACCACTCCACCAGCCTAACTCACTATCTCCTTCATTAGGTTTTGGGGGAATATAAAAGCTACCGTCAAGCTTAAAATAATCTCGCTCAAAAGTAGCATATTTATGGTTCATGTTTCTTTTTTTGTTAGTCAATTGGTTTATTCTGCTTATAGGGGCTTCACTTGTTACTATCGGAGTATTATCGTTATAAGCTTCATTGTCTAGGATTTCAAAGGATACCTTGGCTGTGGTTTTTCTTGTAGGTGCATAGACGGCTTCTTTGAAGTTTTTGCTTACTTTAATCATATTTGCACCTACCTTTCTATGATGTTGAATTTAATATCCTTATATCTGATGTTTCCATTTCTATAATCCAGTGCTCCTACATGTCTATCTCCTACATAAAATGTTCCACTCTTCCAGGCATTTTCTTGTGGATCTATATATTCTACTTTAAAAAATACAGGGGATACTAATTTTAACAATCTACTTAAATCTTCTTTGTCTAAATAGTTCCATGACAATTCTATCTTTCTTTTAGTAGCTATTCTTTCAATTATAAGTGTACCCCTTACATTTCTTTCTGCTTTACTTAAATCCATAATCCCTACTTGGTAATCAGAAGGAGTAGGGATTGTTATTCCTTCTATCTTTATCATGTTTTACCTACTCCTTTCTATAATGGTTGAATAACTGGATCCCCACGTCTGCCTGTTTCCTTTTCCAGTGGATCATAGATTGCCCTTGCCACTTCTCTGCTATCTAAATATGTTTTTACTATTATTGGTTGATTATTGTTCCCGCCAAATTGATTAGTTTCCATTATTGCGGTGCCAACTGCAGAAACCAGCATATCTTGAAGTGTTTCCAAGGGCGATACTACTTCTTTACCGCCTGGATTATCTCCAACCATTGCCAACATAGGACCATCTGTGATACCGCCTTTGGCGAAGGCTGGTACCGCTGCTAATCCGCCAAGTGCCCCCCCTACAAACTTTGCTATAGCTGGTAAAGCCATAGGTGCAAAATGAATTGCTGCTATAGTTGCTGGTACTGCAATCGCTGTAGTTGCAATTACTTTTTTATTGGCACTAAACCAACCGCCTATTTTCTCCCCTAAACTACTCATAAGGTTTATAAAGTTGCTCCATACTGTAGCAAATCCACTCACCATATTATCCACAAATCCTCTTGCAGTTTCTGCACTCACCCTCAGCATATTTTCACCAAATGATTTTATATTCTGCCCTGCTGCATTAGCAAAAGACACAACATTTTGTGATGTAGTTTTAAATCCCTCGCTGAAGTTAGTAGAAAATACTCTAGCTGCTTCTCCCGCAATTGCTCCTACATTTCTTCCGAAGATTTGAAGGTTATTTTGTACTGTTTCTATAGTCTTATTTGTATTTGCCCCCATAGTAGATAAACCTTTATTTATATTAGTTACTAATACTGTAGCAATACCTGTTGCAAGAACAGCTACATTTTCTTTGTGTATTCCATAATTAGTTTCTATTGTTTCAAAAGCCGTGCTAATATTTACATTCATTCTTTCCATTGCAGCTGTAACATTTGTTTCTAACCCAAGCAGTAAGCCTGCTGTAGTTTCTTTCAACCATTCGTAACTAAGTCCTATATTAGTATTTAAGGTTTCTAAAGCAATACCAACATTTTCTTGTATTCTTACAAATACCTCATCAGTTCTAATTTTCATTTCTTCTAGAGAAAATGCATATTGGGAATAATCTACCGCTGGTACTGGTGGAGGATTTAGGTTCCATACTGGATTATAAACAGGGCTTGGTATGTTAGGAAATACTGGTGTCGATATCTTGGGTGTATCTAATCCCCATTGTGGATTATATACTGGGACTGGTATAGGAGGAAATAAAGGAACTGGTACTGGCGGAACGTTTAAACCCCAATTGGGATTGTACACAGGACTAGGAATCGGCGGGAATTCTGGTTCAGCTACCGTTATTGGGATAGCAACTAATTCTTTAAGCCTATTCCATTTATCGCCAAACCACACAAAAAATTTGTTTCCTTCATCTTTGGCTTTTTTAAATCCACCTGTATCATCTACTGGTTTTACTTTAAAATCATTGTTAAGATTCAATCCATTAGAAGAGCCACTGCCTAATCCTCCACCTGCTCCGGCATCAGCCAAATTTTGTTGTAATATATTTAGTTCGTCGAACGGAGCTAGCGCCCCTTTAGCAGCCTTTGCTGCATCTTTTATTCCTTTGCCTAAATCCTTTTGTCCTTTAGCTGCGTCTTTAGAAATTCCCTCCATATCTCCAATCGTATCTGCATAATCATTAACAATCCCAACTTGTTTTGGCTCTACATCTACTTTCTTTCCGGTAATCATTACAACTACTTTTTCAACTGCTGTAGATATTTTTATTAATAAATCTAAGACTTTTGTTAGGAATTTAACAACTGGCAATATTATTTCTTGCAAACCTTTACCTACAATTTCTAAAAATTCCTGCCATTTTTCTTTCAATATTTTTACACTATTTGCCCAGGTATCGTTATTTCTAGCAAAATCCCCTTGAGCATCTCCTGTAACTGCCATAAGATAGTTATACCTTAACATTACCTGCTCAGTCTGGCTCATTTCTTGCCAACTCTTCCTAATACCTTGACTTAATGCAAATGCTTCAAGATTAGCTACATTCATATTTATACCTAATTGTTTCAAAGGCATTGTTGCACCAGTCATACCAGACATAAGCTTTTGAAACATTTCGTCGGTTCCAAGATTGTAAAAGGATGCCATGTCAGCAGTAAGAAGTGTTAAATTCTCAGACATTTCTTTAACTGCTTTTCCTGATATACCAGAAGATTTAAGCATTGCTCCCATGTAGGATGTATATTTCTTTGCACTTAATTCACCAATACCATAACTTTCTATTAGGTTTTTAGAAAAATTATCTACATCTTTGGCCATATTACCAAATACAGTATTGGTTACGTTTTGTATTTCTTCTAGGTCAGATGAAGCTTTTATTGCCGCCTTTCCAAAATCTACAATTGCTTTTGCACCTAATGTTATCCCTGTTATTTTACCTATTGTCTTTAAGCCACTGCTAAAAGATGCTTGGAAACCTTTAAATTGTTTTTGGGTCTTATCCATTTCTTTTTTTATACCTGAGAAGTCAGGCACCGCCTCTAACAATGAAATTAGACTTAGCCATTATTAAAGATCCCCCCTTTCTGTGCATAATAAAAAGCACTAACTATTTAGCCAATGCCTTTATTTCTAAACTATTTTGATTTTCTAACATTTCTATGGTATTATTTAGTAAAAAGTATGTGAGGTGATAATGTGCAAATTACTTATAATATCACGGAAGAATGTAAGGAAAAATATATTTCATCTGATTTCAATACTAGAAATAAAACCTTTCCAAAAATATTTGTATTTTTGGAAAGGTTTTATCTTAATAATAATTTTATTAATGGCCTTAATTGCTAAAGATTACTCATTTGCCATATCTATAATTATATTTCTAGGAATAATATACTTCATTTTACAGTCCCCTAAATTTTTGAAGAAAAAGCAACTTAACAAAATTGACACTAAAGATGAAAGGACAATTGAAATTAATGAAAATCATCTAACTGTAACTAAGCCAACTAGGATTACTTCTTACAAGTTTAATGAAATAAAAGAGGTAACTTTAGTTAATGATTATTTTGTTTTCGTTAAATTTAATTTGGGAGATAGTTTGCTTATTCCTAAATATGCCTTTCTTAATGATACCGAAATGATAGATTTTATTAACCAAATTAAAACTAATGCTAAAATTTTATAGCACCCATTACAGGTGCTATCTTCAAGTAGGTGCTTTCTTTTACATAATGCCTGTATTCATTTATTCTACAACAATATATCTTGCCTTAACAGAAGGAATGGTTATATTCCCACCTAATACGCTCTTGTATGTTGTTACCCCATTTAAATCTCCATATATAGTTACAATATCATTTTCCAATACTCTATCCTCTCCTTTTGGTCTTTTATATGTTACATAAATTATATCCTCTATTCCATCTTTAGTTGCAACTCTGTATATTGTATTCAAAGATCCTTCAGAAACCTGTATAACCTTTCCTTTAAAAGCAGCTATTTCCCCCTTATATTCTTCAGGATTTCTTGCTAATTCTTTATATTCGTAAGTTTTTGCTGCCGCCATATAAGATTCCTTATTAGTTGTTTCTTTTATTGTTGCATTCGTTATTTTTCCCGAATCATTGGGTTGCAAACTTCCTAATATTGCAACAAATATAAAAAACATAATAAAAGATGTAATCATAGCTAAAATATGATTCTTAAAATTTCTTTTTTTAATTATATTATATATAAGTTTTATAGTTGAATACAGAAATATAATTATACAATCCAATAATAAAACTGTTAATACATTATCTATACTAAAACCAACGAGTAACAATATTAGTATATCAAGTATAAGTAATATAAATGGGAAACCCATCTTTTTCTTAGACGGTTTGTTGCTTTTGTTATCGTTTGTACCATATTGATTAGATAAATCTGGTGAGCCATATAAACCCATACAAATGCCTCCTTAGGAATATATATTTATCTTAATATTACACAATATTCCTAAGGATTGCAAGTTTTTACCTCTCCGCCAAATATTGTGTTTAATGTTTTAACTTGTGTTAACATTTGTTCATCTGTCATTTCTTTCTTTTCTTTTTTAGTTCCCATTTCTTCTAATATTTTTTCTATAGGTATTTTTTCAGTCCATACCCATCTACTTATTAAATATGCTTGTATTATTAAATTTTGTTCATCTTGTTTCTTTTTCTCTGCATAGATTTCAGCCGACAAATTTAATTCATCTGGTGTCATTTCCCAGAATTCACTCATGGGAATACCAATAGAGATGGCAAGTTTTTTAGCCCCCTTTATAGTAAAAGGCTCCTGCTCACCATCTTCTATTTGTTTTTTCCTTCATCTTCTTTATCTTCTTCCTTAACAAATACTTCATTTAGAGCTTTCCACATATCCTGTGTAACTTTTGTTATAGATGAATATTCATCTATAAGGTCCATTACCTTATCTGGTGTCAGTTCCTTGTCTTCATGCACTAATCCTGCCCAAATAAGAGTAGCATATTCTTTCATAGTCAAGGTTCCATCTTCAATGCCCTTTATCTTCATTATAGGGCACCCAAATTTCTTTTCTATTAAGTCAATGGCTCTCATGCCATATTTAAGATTCCTTATTTTATCTAATTTAATTGGATAATAACTCATTTATTTTTCCTCCTTAAAAGCAGTTTTTATTAAACCTTTTTCACTCCTGGATTCCTCGTTTATTCGTTTTATTACTTCATCCGCTAATTTCTCACTATCTAAACTTACACTAATTTTATTTTCGTTATTTAAAGTTCCAGGAACAAATTCAAGTTTTACAACTGGTGCATTATTTACATCAATTGAATATTTAATATCGGTTACTCCTTTAACTTCTACATCATCAATAAACACTCTTGCTTTGTAGCAATCTTCTTGTTGAATTCTAACATTGTTACCCACCATTGCTCATTCCTCCTTTAATATAAAAAATAACAGGCTAAGAATTTAATCCTAGCCTGCTGCCCCTACTGTTAAGACAGGTTTACCACTAATTTTTATAGTTGCCCCAAAATTAATTGTTCCATCTACATCAACATCTCCAACCTTAAATCCTGTTACTACCCCTTTAAATGCCCATTCAGCTTTTGGCGTGGTTGGAAATGTAATTTTATAATCTTCAGCAACACCCGTGTCTAATGCAGTTTGCATTTCAACCTGTCCTGTATTTCCAGGATCAAAAAAACCTTCTATAGGCACTTCTCCTGCATCCTTAAATCCACCTATAAACTCTTTATAACCCCCATCAGAATCTAATGTGGTAGTATCTACAGTATCTGCTTTAATCTCTATTCCACCAATAGAAGTTAGTCCTGCAATATCCACAGGCGCTTCTGTGCCTTTGGATAATTTTGTACCTAACGCTCTTGTTGCTTTACCCATATTATTTTACCTCCTCAAAATAAATTGTAAAATCTATAATCCCTCTGTTCACTTTAAGTTCATGTTCATACTGCTCGTCTATATTGTTTATATCTATATCCTCAATATATATCCCTTGTGCCCCTATAGCTCTCTGTGCCATTCCTTTTAATAAATCAGTTACTTGTTTTCTAATTCTTACCATATCAGAATACTTTACAGCCATAATAGAAAACATATAAGAAATTGATTCTTTATCTGTCAATCCTTCAAGGGTTTTTATTGTTTTTGTGCTAATCCTCGCATATACTAAGTATGGACCAGTAGCACCTTCTGGTGCGTTTGTAGGGTATATTTGATTGCTCAGTTCTGGTATTGCTTTTACCAGTTCATATCTTAGCGCTGTTTCCATTACTTTAACCCCGCTTTCATTATTTCAATATCTATTCTCTTTTGCATTTCACTTACTATTGTTTTTTCTATTTTAGCTGTATTGTTAATTAAACTATCACTTATAAACCTATATCCTGGTATATATCTTCCATCTCTAGCAAAGAAGCCGTATTCTTGCGATATCGGATAGTAACCTGTAATTTTGCCTTGTTTGTTAGGTTTTTGAAATACATCATTCATATTTCTATCAAAAACAATTCTATATACTTTCTTGCCCTTTACCCTAGCTTGTTCACCTTTCATTACGATACCTTTCTTTAACATCCCTGTGTCATATGGTGCATTGGCTTTACTGTCTCTTAAAGCTATATTCATACCTTTTCTTGCACTAGCTGTTACATGCTTTTGCGGCACTTGACCTATCTTTTCCAAATCATTCAGGAGCTTATCCATACCTTCTACTTTAAAATTAAATGGCATTTTATTTCACCAACCTACAATAACATAATAATTCTCTATTTAATCCCTTTA